ATAGCTTTAACGACATATACATCATCTGCATTTTCTCCCGAAGAAGAAGCCGTTACTATCTGTGCATCAGCTGTTACTGAACCTGCATTTATATTTGCAATAGTAAGTCCTATCACTACAGTAGTAGTAGAACTTGGTACAGTGTATATCGTAACCAATGATGCGTCTATACCAGCTTTAGTTTTTAATTTAAATGTATTTGCCATTTCTATTTCCTATATTATCCAAGGGCAATTGCCATAGCAACCGCATCGTTATCATCTGTTCCCCATACCGCTGTTCCTGAAGAAGAATATTTTAATACTTGTCCTGCAGCACCTCCGGAAGGTATGTGTTTATTTCCTGCAGATGTTGGGTGAGTATATACTGTATCAGTATAATTACCAGCATGTATATTAGTTCCACCTTGGTCTGCTGTCCAATCTATATGTTCATTGGCAACAAAACCAGTTAATGTATCGTGATTCAAAGTAACTGCACCAGTATTTCCGTCTACACTTAGTACTGCATCAGTAGGTGTTAATAGTAAAGTATAGTCTGCCATAGTTCCGGCAGTACCACCATTATGAACATAACTCTTGTTTTCATCAGAGCGTACTACTACATCTCCTTCTTGAGCAGTTAAAGCTAAATGTGCTGTTTGGTTAGCTGCAGTTTGAACTGTAGTTAGAGCTAATGAAGCTGCTGAAAATTCTGTTCCAGCTAATGTTAAACCTGTGCCTGCAGTATAAGTTGTATTTGTATCAGTAGGTGTTACCCAAGAATTATCTCCACGCAAAAACGTTGAACTACTTGCTGTACCTGTAGCAGATAACATTGCAATATCAACCGCATCAGTTGCAATAGTAGCTGCAAAAGAACCTGTGCCTGAACCTGTTACATCACCTGTTAGGGTTATTGTTTGGTCACCAGTATTAGTTCCTGAAAGATTTGATACCTTTGTTTGTTCAGCATCACTAAATTCGTTAGTATTTGAATTAGCTTCATAAGCAGTTTTAATCTCTGCATTAGTTTGATCCGCAGTAGCGTTTGCTTCTATGCCATCTAATTTAGTATTATCTGCAGTAGTAAAGCTAACTTGTGATAACTCACCATCTTGAACAGAATAACTTTTTATTTCAGCCCAAGCTGAACCGTTGTAATGGTATAGTTTATTATCTGTAGTGTTAAAGTATAAATCACCTTCATCTAAAGAACCGGTAGGGGCTGAACTTGCTACTCTATATCTTTCAGCAAAGCTATTAACTCCTGCGATATTATCAGCAACAGTATTCATATTAGTTACATTATCTGCTGTACCTAATGTATTCATATCTGCGACTACATCTGCAGTTCCTAATGTATTTAAATCAGATACAACATCTGCTGTACCTAAAACAGCTAAATCAGCAACAGCATCAGCTGTTCCAAGTCTACCTATTTCTGTTGCTTTACCAGCTACTGCTCCAATATCTGAAGCATCTGCTGCAACTGCATTAATATTAGTAGCATTTCCTGCTACGCTAGTTACATTACTAGCAATACCAGCAACTGTTGTTACATTGCCTGATATACCTGCCACTGTAGTAACATTACTTGATATACCTGCTAAGGTATTCATATTAGTTACATTACTAGAAGTACCAAGAGTATTCATATCAGATACTACATCAGCTGTACCGAGTGTATTTAAATCAGATACAACGTCAGCTGTGCCAAGAGTATTTAAATCTGCAACTACATCTGCAGTTGCTAAAGTATTTAAATCTGCTACAACATCGGCTGTGCCTAGTATTCCCATATCTGCAACAGTATCGGCGTTACCTAGTAAACCCATAGCAGTTACGTTTGCACTTGTAGCTAATAAATTCATATCAGCTACAATATCAGAAGTTGCTAATGTATTCATATCAGCTACCACATCAGCAGTACCTAATGTATTCATATCTGCAACTACATCAGCTGTACCTAATGTATTCATGTCAGCTACTACATCAGCAGTAGCCAAAGTATTCATGTCTGCTACTACATCAGTAGTACCAAGAATCGCCATATCAGCTACAGCATCTGCAGTACCCAATCTACCTATTTCAGTAGCTTTAGCTGCAACTGTACCAATATCTGTAGCATCTCCTGCTACTGCTGTAACATCTGAACTTATACCAGCAACAGTAGTTACATTACTAGATATCCCTGCTACTGTAGTAACATTAGCTTGAATACCTGAAACTGTATTAATTTTTGTTTGATCTGATGATGTAGGAGTAGTTCTATTCCATGTGGTATTACCTAAATCGTATACCATCATTACATTATTAGTAGTATTGAAGTATAAAGCTCCATCTACTAAAGCGTCTCCGTCATTGTCTACAGAAGGATCCGAACTCTTGGTTCCTAAATATCTATCGTCAAAAGAATCGTAAGATGCTGCAGCACTTGTTGCACTAGACGCTGCATTAGTAGCTTGAGTTGATGCTGTAGAAGCACTAGCGGCTGCATTAGTCTCTGAAAGTGCCGCTGCGGCAACAGAGTTATCAATGGTAACTTCAGCACCTGCATCTCCTGAATAAAAGGAATTTCTTGCCATAATATCTCCTAAATTGCAGATGAACTAAAATGATGAGTAAATATACCACCCTTCAAGTCCGCCCTCTTTTCTTTATCATTTAACGCTGTTACTTTTCTAACTGTTAAATTATCAAACTTTTGCTCCATTTCCACATCACCTATAAATGTAGAGCCAACTGTACAAGCAGCGTATAATATAGTTTCATACTCTGTTCCTAAAATCCAAGGAATGGTTTCTACATATGCTGTTCCGGTTCCAGAACCAACACTTGTAGCTTTAAATATAGTACCAACAGTATTATTAGCAGAACCATGATTAGTCCAAGTAGTATTTCCTGCAACTGCAATTTTATAATATTTTCCAACTACAAGAGCAGTTGCAGCTGTAGTTGCAGTCGCATAAGTTCCTATTGGGTCTTCTGCTTTATAAAATTTAATAGTGTATTCTCCAGAAGCCTTCTGTTCACCATTATCATCAGTTATAAGAAAATTATTTAATTCCCTAGTATAGGCATTTTTAACTTTATTATTACTGAACGCTCTAGAATCTATCCTTTTTAAGATAATATCATCATCTTTATCATCATCTGTCCAAGTTCCAGATGCAGCTGAACAAAGAGCTCTTGTTGTGTTCGTAGTTGGGTTTACACTACATGTACCTCCCTTTAAATGTTTTAATTCTATAATTTCTATAAAACCAGCAGGTATCGTTATACTTGAATTAGCTACTGCAACTGAAAAAGCTTCAGTTACCTCTAAAGTGGGAACTCTGAGGTCTTCATAAAGTCTAGCTTCGGCTATCTCAATAAACTGATCTATTTGAGTATCAGTCAAATCTGACCTATTTAGCCAATCAGCTACACCAGTTCTCAAAGTAACTTGGTCTTGTATTGATGCCATATTATCTCCTAATTACACTGTTAATCATACTACTCGTCAATAAATTGGGGTAGTGTTGTCTTATTATATTTGCTATTTTTGATAATGTAGCTTGGTCATTATCAGGTGAATGGATATCTAATCCGAATTTATTAAATATATCTACAGAAACTATATCAGGAACTATTGCCAAACTTCTATAATTAGTTTTCTTAAGTGTATCTCTACTAATAGCTCTAGATCTTTTTGCATAATCTAAATAAGTACTTACTTCCTGTTCAGCACTATACCCACCATCAGGTTTATAGTTATATTTAATAAATTCCATTATTTCCTCACTCGAATAAAAAAAAGGGGATCCATAAAGGACCCCCTAAATGGTATTTAGTTACTAATAATTAAGCAACTAATACGCCTAGTCCTGAAATTAATGCAGAACCATGTGGGTTGCGACACTCAAGAGTAGTCTCTTCAACGATCATACCTACTGTAGAGTCACCTTTCTGACCTACATCTGTTGTATGAAGAGCACGCAAATTAGCCATAGCGAACCAAGATGGATCGTAGACTATAACGTCAGTAGCACCGCCAACTCCATCAGAGATGTCCAAGCCACTGGCTAGACCCTGAATGTAGTTAGGAACTACTTTTACTACACCAAAATCTGACTCATAAAGTTCAACAGATTGTCTCATTGAACCTTTCTCGTCAAGATTACGTCTAGTACCAGTAGTACCGTGTGCTAGTGTTGAGAAAGAACGCTTATTGCTTGGAGACATCATTAGAACTGATGCCTTTCCGCCAGATTCATAAATCTTCTGCATTACTTCATCAACATCCGTCAGAGCCAACGTGTGTGTACCAGCTGTACCTGCCGTATGGGCAGTTTTACCGTCACCGCCAGCTGCAGCTTGGAACGCTGGAGTACCTGCGGAGGCATCCCAGACGTGGTCTTTAGGAACCCAAGATTGGACTCCACCCATCTTACGTCCAGTATTATCAGGAACTGCATCAACCACTCCTGAACCGTCCGT